GTATATTTCCAGTTGGCCCAATAGTGCAAAGACGTTTGACTTGGAAGAAAGCGTGGTCCAATAATGTCTGCTCTTTCCATCTGTATACCAACATACAACAATCACCAACAGTTAGATTGGTGCCTCCACTCCCTATTCGATAATACCGATTACGATTACAGAATCATATTAATAGACAATGAGTCTTCGCCAGAGTCACATGACAGCATTAGAAACATCGTACAAGACCTGCCAGAGGATCTAATCACTATAGTCCAGCCGGGATCTAATCTAAAGTGGATGGGATCAATTAATTTAGGTCTTCATCATATGGATGTAGTTGGTTCAGAATATTTCTGCATGATGAACGATGATGTGGTTTTTATTCCAGAATCAAAAGATTTTTGGAAGAATCTAACGGACCTATTTAATGACCCCTTAGTGGGCGCAGTGGGTCCATGTAGTAATTTCGTATCTGGCAATCAAAATCTCTTTAACGTGAAAACACCCTTGGTAGTAGAGACAACTTGCTTGATAGGAATGTGCTTAGTCACTAAAACAAAATTGCTTCGTGAGATGGGGGGATTGGATGAAGGATTGCCGGGAGGGGATGACTTAGATTTATCGATAAGGATGCGTAGTCGCGGCTTGAAGATGGTAGCAAATAGAGCATCTTACCTACATCACATAGGCCAACAAACTGGCAATAGAGTATTTGAAGGTTATTGGGATTCCCATATCCACCAAGAGCGCACTAATAATGCTATCATCAAAAAACATGGAATAAAGCAATGGGTGTCTTGCGTAGGTCATTCATCAAGAAGATATACTGTGGATAAAGATGTGAAAGTAGAGGAATATGAACAATACACCAGTAGTTGACTCTATTTCCATGCGCGGCACTGAGGGACAGCCTTCTTTAGCATTTATTTATAACAGTGATATAAGGAATAATGGTACGCCTACACTGTGCTTTAACTCAGTAAAGCACCAATTGGGGTGGGGAAGCAGTGTGTGCAGATATAGGCCGCCAGACAACAAGTCAGGTCAATTCCCAGCAGCAGACTTTTACATTCACATAGACGATGGCAGAGATGATTTAGATTGGATTGCTCCAGAAAATAGTGCATATTATGCTATAGACACACATCTGGGCTATGAGTTTAGAAAAGAAAAAGCCAAGCAATTTAAATACGTATACTGCGCCCAGAAAGAAGGTGCGGAGAGAATGCGATCAGATGGCATAGAGTCTGCCACATGGTTGCCTTTGGCTTGCAATATAATGGCACATCCAAATCTTTCAGAAATGATGTCTCACCCCAACAAGGAAACACATTTAGGGTCATGGACATTGCAGAAAGAGTGGGATGTTGCATTTGTAGGACACTTCATGGGACACTATGAAGACGGTACCAATGATAGGATAGATTATTTGGATCATGCTTTCAAAAACTTTTCCAACAATTGGTTTTCATTTAATTGTTTTTTTGAAGATATGTCTGTGCGATATATACGATCTAGAGTAGGTTTTAATGTAAGCATCAAAAATGATTTGAATATGCGGTTTTTTGAGGTTTTATCTACCGGAACGTGCTTGTTGACAAACACTACCGTAGATGGTATAAATGAACTAGGATTTGACGAGGGAGTGGATTTTCTTGGGTATGCAACAAAGGATGAAATGATAGACAAAATCCAATGGGCCTTAGATAATCCAGTAGAGAGGGAAGCAATAGCAAAGTCTGGGCATGAGAAATGCCGCAAGTCGCACACGTATGAACTTCGCATGAAGAAAATAATTGAGAATGCTGGCATTAAGCTAGCGGCATAGGAGACTATTATGAACCAATCAATTTGGTCAGAAACAGCAGCAGGGACTGGGTCTGGTGCTAGTGCGACTCACGCACTATCGGCCAATAACAACCACGTAGTTACGTCTATCTCTGGTCATGTGGACGCAGACTCCATTATTACCATAAAAAGCGCATCTACAATAATTTGGGAAAGTAAGATTGACATTTCAGTAGAGGGGTTTTCATTTTCATTTGATGGACTATCGGCATTAGGGGTAAAAGGGGAAGCAGTTTCGGGCAACATAGCATCGTCAAGCTCTGATTGCCAAGTGAATATAAGTGGATATACCCTCTAAGGAGATCTAAAATGAATCGCAAGCCGTCCATTACCCTTGATACCAACCTAAGTGCTGCTATGGAGGAAAGTCTCAAAACGCCCGATGTTAATTTAGCGGACGGGATAGAAATCCCACTTTCTCAGGCAGATAAAAGCGTAGTTGTTTATAGGAAGTTTGAAGGCGTAGACCCCAGTGTCACTGATGTTATTCACCATGGCGAGTGGTTGGAAGAGACAGTAGTCCATAACAATGTCAGCATCTTTAGCAATAACATTGATAACACCACTGAATCTCGCAGTATGAACGAGGACGATGGTGTGATCCTTCGTTTCATAGGAACACCCAACGGTGAAATTGCTATGGACACCAAGACGGGCCGTATGCTCTCAGAGGAGCAGCAAGAGCTAGAAGAGGAAGCATTAGGCATTCAATACCCAACATTTAAGCGTTGGGAGTTTCGCCTAGACTCTGCCAAGATAACAGATGGGCCAGAACGTAGGATGAAGCTTCACCAAACCTACGAAGAGCGCAAAAACGACGAGCAGAGCAGTATGCTTAGCAGCATGGATCGTGTTTTCAAAACAATGTTTGAGCGATTTGATGGCGAATCCGGTAAAACTGGGCAGCGTCCTGTATTATCTGAAGATGGTGCCATAGAACTTTTGATGTCTCAGTATAGCGGCGATCAGATAAAAGCCATGGTAGACATGAAGGAAGTTGACCAAGAGCATACAGAGCAGATTGTAGAATCTTCAGCTGCACCAGAAGCAGAAGAAGATGAAGGTATGGCAAAACTCGTTGCCGATGGTATATTAGAAGAAACCAATGTAGAGCCTATTTCCAAGAAAAGAGGTAGGCCAAGGGGCAAACAGAATGGCTAAGAAGAAAGCAAATCCAAGAGGGTCCAGTGATCGCGTTAGCAGGGCGAGGAGTCGTTCAAAAGCCGCTTTTGGAGCACTTGGGGCTGCGACAAAAAAGAAGAAAGCCCCAGCTAAAAAGGCAGCACCGCAAAGAAAAGCAGGTGTTCCAAAAAGCATGAAGAATGATCCAAGGCCAATATCTCGGCCAAGTGGTGGTGCGAGAAAAGCGTCGAGTCTTAAGAATCCACCTACTCGTAGCAATAAGCCTACTCCAAAACGCTTGCCTAAAGATCCATTTTCAGAAATGGAAGGAATGATTTCTGCGGGACGCAAAAAGCATGGGCCGGGGTATCGTGGAGAAACGCAGACAATGCGGAAAGGCCCGGGCGGCAAAAAAAGCGTGACTGGCACCGTAAGACTTGCTCCAAAGAAAAGACCTAAGGCCAAAAAAAAGTAGAAGATGCGCGAACTATTTATCGTAGGGAGATAGACAATGGCTAAGAAGGGGTATCATAGCCTGTTCAAAAAAAGCAAATCGTCTACAAGTGCGCCAAGGTTAAAAAAAGCTGCAAATAAAGCTACTAAGAAACAAGCTACTAGATCTGAATCTACTTTTAGGCAACAGCCTAAGGCGCAACGACAGGCCAAGGTTAGTCGAGAGGAGAGGAGGAAGCAGCTTGTTCCTTACAAGCATTCCGTGGAAGCGGCTTATAGACCATTTGCAATTATGATCTTAGGGGAAAGCGACCCAGAGTCAGAGAAAGCAAAAGCTTTTGGTAAGAAGTTAAAAAAAGATAGGGCGGCAGAAAAGAAAAAGCGCACAAAGGCTAGCGGTGGCACTCGTCAGTCTCAAAAACGTAGGCAGGGCGGTTACTAAGTGAAATTTTCAGATATTATATCGTATCTTAATTTAGCTGCCTCTGAAGAGTCGGGTGATGAATTTGAGACAATGGCTAAAAGAGCCGTTAATCTTATTTACGACGAGCTACTTGCAGAGACAGACACGGACTTTGAGCGTCGAGAGTACAGCTTCACTACCGTATCTGGCGTAAGTAAGTATGGTATGCCTCTATATGTGCAACAGGTTTTAAATATAGAGGACAACACCAATGATAGGCAGATAGCCCTCAAGACATCACAAGACTTTGACCGCGAACGAGCAGGGTCATCTAGCTCTGGGACTCCAACAGAAGCATATGTTTTTGGATACTTTGGTGTGCAAAAACAACCTGCGAGTGCAGGGACATTATCCGTAACCAGCTCTTCGACGTTAGATGCTGGTAGCAACTACAAGGCAGTTATCAACGGCATGTCGGGTGGCGTTGATGTGCGAGAAGAAGTGACCTTGAACGGGACTTCTGGCAGCACTACGTCAAATAGTTTTGATGCTGTTGATAATGGGATTGGCATTCGCAGGGTCGTTTTGCAGCAGTCAAACTCAGTAACCTTTGTCGGAACTGTTACCATTAAAGACGTAGCAGATAACGTCTTGGCAGTAATTCCTCCTTATTGGGGAGATTCTCCATCATATCAATGGTGGGAGCTTTACCCCACTCCCGATGCTGCTGTATCATACGTTGTGCGAACACTTGCTAAAAAGCCTCCGCTAATCAATGACGATGATTGGCCAGAGATCGATTCACGGTATCACGATCTCCTTATACATGGATCACAGGCTATCCTATTGCCACTGGTAGGCAAAGGTCAGGCAGGGCAATTGGCGGCAAGAAAGTTTGAGCAAAGAAAAGAAGACTTCTTAGGGCATAGAGAGCAGAAGCAAGTTACGTCTCGTAAGTTTAAAAATGTAACAAATGGCTATGTGCTCCCTTCTTCGTCCGTGCAGAGAAAAATCCCTAACGCAGCGTCAGAATAATGACTGTTACACTGCCCGAACCGAGAGTTTTCCCAGATCTGCAAAGATCGCCCATCTTTGTGTTCAAGGGATTGAGAGATCTTTTATCGTATCCACAGCCAGAGCTAACACAGGAACATGCTGTTGACATAAACAACATTGACTTGTCAGAGCAAAAACTAGCTAGGCGCAGAAGTGGCTATGTAAAATACAACTCATCACAAATATCTGGGTCTCCGGCAGTAACGGGATTTATACAAAAAGACATAGGGACGCATGGGCTACAAAATCTCTACACTACTACAACTAAGATATATGCAGACGATGGGAGCACTAGATCAGACCTTACGGGGTCTGTTACAATAGATGCTGGCGCAGAAGCTAGGCATAGATTTGCCTACCTTGACAGCACTTTAATAGGGGTCAATGGAACAAATAGAATATGGACTTGGAATGGA